CGCCGGTACCAACATGCCCCTGGGCATCAACTGTGACTTTGGTGTAAGTACCAGGAGTCACAGAGTTGCTGTGATTCAGATTGCCGCTGCCATCAACAGCAAGTCCCGTTCCAGGGATAACAGCACCTTTGGCACTGCTTGTAGCAGCTGGGATATCTGCTGATGTAATGGCACGACCGCCAGTAATTAAACCTTTGGCGCTATACGTCACAACATGATGCGTGGCGCTAGCTGATACGTCGTTATCAACTTCAATCGTGTTGGAGTCCATACGGAGCCCTTCACCATTGACAATCACACCGCCTTTGGCGCTTGTCGTTGCAACAGGAACATCACTGCCATCAATCGTTCTATAAGCAACCGTTCCACCAGCACTGGTTGGACCTGCTAAAAACTGGTTGGCTGAAGCCGTGTTATCAATCGTTGCTGCAACTGCAACGCTGCTACCGCTAGTCGTTGCTGTGATGTTGATGGTGCCGGTTGTGTCACCAGTCACCGCATTAATAGAACCAGCCGCCTTAAGGCTGATCCACGCAGATCCGTTCCAGCAATACAGATTATTGTCATCCGTATCTAGTGCAAGCTGACCTGTAAAAGCTCCAGATCCAGGCAGCGTTGTAACTAGGTCAACAGTGGATTCATTAGCGAGCTTGGCTGCTGTGATCCCGTCATCAGCAACCTTGGCTGTAGTTATCGCAGCATCAGCAATATCTGCTGTGGCAATACCACCAGCAGCAAATAAAATCTTTGCACCCGGGATCGTGTCGTTTGCAATCAGCGTGACGCCATTTGCAACCAGATCACCGACCGTTAGCTTCTTGGTTTCACTTGCGCTGCTATCAACAACAGCAACCAAGTCAGCAGTTGCCAGGTTATTCCCGGCCAGAGCTGCTAGTTCACTGATTTTTAAATCAGCCATCGATGGTCAGCTCCCTGCTTAAAGGTCGGTCTCTAGCAGCAGTTTAGCCGCACCGTCTTGATCCAAGCGTATGTCATCTGCATCCTCCTGCAAGACCGCATCAGGCACAACAAGGTTCATTCGCAACTGAATTGTGCCAGTCGTTATGAAATCAGCAGTGATTTGCACCAAGCTGTTTGGCTGAAACTGGACAGCGCAAGCAGTAATGGCGGCATCAAATTCATACCAGATAGAATCATCTGCCCTTTCTGCCACGCCACTAGGGTTGTAGCCACTTGTTTTTAAGTAGAACCTTCCGTGAAACTGACTGCCCACTTTTGTGCGTAACGCCAGCTCTAGCAGGTATTGAGGTATTTCCTGTGTTGTGTTTCCGGTGTACTCCCATTCACATGACATCCGACCCGACCCAGACATCAAAGTGCTAATTCGACTGCGGAACTCATCCGAAAGGGTGGTCGTGTCAACAGTCTCACGCTCAGTGTTTAATTCATAATTCTGCACATTTGCCAAAACTCTTGGCAAGCTGTTCTGAACGTTGACCTTGATCGGGATATCGTTCCCCGGCGTTGCAAGAGTTACCGCATTTGCAGTGCCGCCATTAACGGCATGAGCAAAGCTGTTATAAAGCCTGATTCCGTCTAGCTCGTCAACGTAAATAAACTTTTTTACGCTTGATTGCGTGTAGCCATTAATAAAGTCAAGAGTACTGTCATCAGTACTTGTGATTTCAATCTGATCGCCAGTGATCAACTGACCGTGGTCAAAATCAAAGCTAAAACGCTTTGCCGTAGCGTTGACATCGCTGGTATTAATCGTCGAGCTAAGTTCGCTGCCGTCGAACTGACGTTGCAGCTCAACCTGTCCAAAAGTCCCTAAATAGATCGTCATGAAATAGTGGCGGTCAACAGCTCTCCCGTTCCAATAAACGAGATCTCAGCACGCACCAGGTCAGCAGTAGCAGCACCCATCGTGGCGCTTGAAACGTAAGCCTTGATTTTGATGTCGTTATTGTCTGCACCGTCAACCCAACGGAATGTCAGATCGACTGTGTCGCTACTGGTGACGCCAGCCGAACCAGTCTTAACCAGTGCGCTCAACAGGCTTGTGGTGTTGATTGTACCGCTGTCTTCTTTGTAATAAAGCAAGCTGCAGCTACCCGTATAGCCAACAATCCCTGGAACGTAGCTGCGAATATTCTCACTAAGCGTTGTGGTTTCTAACGTCTCAAGGTTTGCTTGCACCGAGAAACTCGACACTTTGGCGACGGTCGTACCAGCGACTTGTAAGACGCCATCCCTGCCGGTATAGACCTTTGCCATCAGATCACGCCAATGAGATTCACTGTAACAGTGCTAACCCCAGGCCGCACCTGCGTTAATTGTGGTGCGCTTTCGTAGCGATACTTATTCCCGTGCCCTTCCGCTCCAATCGCATCACCATTGCCTTCCCAGCCACCTTTACCCGCATCTCGCGCAACAGTAAATGTGGTGAAAGTGCCTTTCATCTCGTCGTAGTGGTCGAGAAACAACTCGGCGTTTGCGTCAGTGATGTTGGTATAGCTCAATGACAGCTTCATGTTGGTGCGGTTGCTGCCGTACAAAATCCGCGTCTCAGCGCCGTTTTGCGACTTAAACGTTCTGATCGGGTAATCCCCTGCATCAAAAGAACGGCTGGTTGGAACAAGCGAAGGAAAAGCCATTACTCGATTGAAACCTCGTCAGCATTAAGCATGGCAGCGACCAATAGGCTCCTGCGCTCATCATCGCAGGGATGCTCTGAAGCAACAATGTCTACTGTGCCTTCTTGCGAAAACGTCAACTGTTCAATGACGTACACGTTCTGAGAAACGGTGCTAGTTCTTATGGCAAACACGGCACCATAAAACTCAGTTGCCGACACCGTGCCGTTGGTAATTTTCATTTTGTCTGTCTGAACATCGTCCTCTCCACCCTTGTAGTAATCAACGTCGTACATCCCGTCAACAAGCTCAGTCACGCTTGTCACCACACCAGTCGAGCTAACTGTTCCGCTGTTTGCGCTGCTATACGGGCTTGATTCGGTGATGACCCGAATGTACGAACCAGCCTGAATCGCTAAGCCGTCAACTGTTGTTGAAAAGCTAATCGTATGTGTGATCAAGCGCCGCAATGCCAAGAAATACTTGCCAACTTGTACGGCATGGTTTTTTGACGTGCAGAACTGCGTCAGGTCAAATTGCTCATGAGGCAAAAGCTCTAACCCTTTATCTAAATACTCATCATTCTTTTTGTTCCGCACAACAACTGTTCGTTCTTGCGGTAACTTGTTTTTTCGCTCTTCCCGATAACGAACAACAGCCTTAAACGGTCTGCGTTCTTCGGCGCTGAGATATTCAATTTCTAACGTATCTTCAAGAATGTTACCTGCAGTAAATAGCTGCTCGATTGCTACTGGGCCATCGTTGAAATTACCGTTTTCATATGTCGGCAAAGCAGGTTTTAACGAGAACTTGCCGTCAGCAATGACAAAATTGCATAAAAAGAACGGCGCAACACTTGCAATAAATTGACGCAAGTTAGTCCGTTCAACAATTGGCCCGTTAAAGAACAATTTTTGTGTTTCCAGGAATTTAGACGTATCGATCAGATCCTGTTTATTAATTAGAACTGGGTCGTCGGATGTCATGCCAAGCAACGCCCCAGCACCGCCCATCTGATTCGTCATCATGTAGTAAATCAGATCAGTAAACAAATTACTTGGGCCGCTTTCGTCAGAGTCCCCATAAGCGGCTATTTTTCTTGGATGCAACCGCTCCACTCGCAACCCTTTGCCTAGCCACACTCGTAGCTGGTCAAGACGTGTAAAGTTGCGAGTCGCCTTGAGCGAAAGACCCGCGAGCACAAGATCATTCATTGGTGGCAGCGTCTCGTTTTCCTGCACTTCGTTTACATACACAACCTCATGCTCAGGCTGGCCAGCGTTTGATTTATCGACAAAATTTCGATAATGGCTTATATCGCTGTATTGAGTTTGAAGTGCAAAAATTTGATCTGATTTGAACTTAGTAGGATTAATAGTTTGAATTACATTGCCTACCTTATAAAGAAGTCCTACCTTGGAGTACGCATCTGTTCGGTAAGGGTTGT